CCGACTTTAGACCCGTTCCATTCCGTGAGCATTTCACGAAGACGGTAACGAAATCCGGAGCGGTCAGAGTAGCCCCAGGCATCTTTTCCCGAAGCAAACCGGGCCATTAGTTCACCCTCAAATACTGAATACTAGGTTGCAGCTTCAGTGCAACACGGTCTTCATCCTCATCCGCTGCCCGCTGGAACTCTTCTTCGTACACCGCCTTCAAAAGCTGCACCCTCTCTGGTGCCTTCTTCATCGCAAGGTAATATGCAAGACCAGCAACCATGCACGGCAGGAACCGGAACGGCGCGTCCGTCGTATTGACCAGCGCGTCGACATCTTCAATTCGTTGAACGTAATAATACACAAGACTGTCGCTTGAACTGTCCGGCGTGGGCCACAGAGTTATTTGCGGTGTCGTTTGTCGGTTGTAGAAATACTGACTAGCCCGGCCCGTTTGAGATTTGTTGGGAAGCTGAAGGTATTCGCTACGCGACATGCGATCCAATTGATAGTCTGTGTTACTCCGGCGAAGAACAACTTCGAGCAAGTCAGTGTATGTTGCGTCAAACGTGTAGGTCGCCGTGCCCGAGGTCAAAGACTGCGTTGCCTGCTTGACAGTCCACAGGTTTAGGCCACGGTTTGCCCAATCCGCGAACATAAGATTCAGAGATCGACGAGCCGTACGAGCGTCGTAGCCGGTGCGAACTTCAAGCCCGCACCGCTCGTACGCTTCCTCGATAATCTCTGCTACATCGAGATCAAAGTCTCTGGATCCGGAAGTTGCCATCTATCTCTTCTTTACACTGCCGCCGCCGCGCATACGCATGGCCTTACCCTTTTTAGCCATCACAGGCTTCTTCATCATCATGGAGCCGCCGCCACGCATGGCTTTTTTGGCAGTTCCACCACGCATCCTACGCATTGGCTTTTTCATTCCTGGCATAATTCAAGCCTCCTCTGCTTCCGCGTTTCGACCAGACGACGGTAATCATCTGGATCATAGTTAACATAGTAATTCAGACGCTCTAGCTTTGCACTAGCATTGTCTAAATCGGTAAGGCGTTGCACAAAGATCATATTCAGCCCCTTGTCCTTGAACGACAGCAGCCAGATGTCTACACCTGTTGCAGCCAGCCATCCGTTCAATGCGAAACAACCTGCCTCAAGGTCGTCGTAGGTATATTTGTCTCCATAATTCCCACACACAACTACTTGGTATGTGTCGTCGAACGTGGTGATCTCCTCGTACACCGCATCCCAAATATCACCAACCTCTTCTCGTGTCTTAACCTTTTCAGACAACCATGCGTTTCGAGCGAAAGGACAGAGCGCGTTGCCGTTTACGAACTCGTCCGGCTTGCATAGCTCGTCAAGAATCCAATCCTCAAGTATTCGTGCCAGTTGCATTACGAGTCGGCATTGTCATGGCACCAGCGGCTTCTTTACGTGGCGAACACATAGCGCCCCCGTTCTTAAAACCCGGGACACCCCGGCCTTTCAAAACATCAGCCTTGGTGACCTTGCCATCCTTGTTAAGGTCTGGGAATTTCTTAGCCACGTTTCTTTCTCCTTACTGCTTTTACACGCCGGGGCTTGCCGGCTGGTTGACCTAAACGCTTCTTCTGACTGATCCTACTACGCTTTTCAGCGGCTGTCATTTCGGAGGCTGTTTTAGGAGTTTTCGAGGAAACCCTTTTTGACGGGCGACAATATGGAGTACCCCGTTTTTCACCCTTGCGGCGCCCACACGGTTTGCCTGTCCGTACGTCTTTCCAGTCTTCTTTGAACCACCGCTTGAGAGCCGCACCTTTTTTTGTCTTTCGTACTGCCATTACAATCTACCTTGTGCATGAAGAATCAAAACCACCAGTGCAGCCAAGACCCCTACAATAGCTAAAATCAGCACCGCTATAATGGTCCCTTCAATTATCTTTTTACGCCGACGTACCGCTGCGTTTTCTGCCTCACGTCTTGCTACCCTAGCCTTGGCCTGAAACTTTTGCCAGTCACCCCACAAACCCGGACGGCCAAGATAAATCATCAACTCCTTCAGTTGCTTCTCTTTTTCACGTATCTGCTCGAGAGCCATAAACTCTTCTAGGTCAGAGCCGTTTCCTTTTTTGCTGGCCTTCTTCTCTAGTTTTTCCTTCGCTCCTACAAACTCCGCAATGGCATTGCCAGCAGCAGCGATTTCTTTTCCATTCGATACAGCTTGCTTGATTACGGCAAAAGCTGCATTTGCTGCGGCCAATTCTGCTAACATCAGTACACCCTCGTATCCTTATCAACCAGCCGGGGCACACAATAAGCGGTGATCTTCTGGCCTTGTTTATGAAGCTGTTGAGCAAAATACGTGCACTCGTTGATGTTTCGAAAGTACATGTCGTTGCTTACCAGCTTCTTTTCTTCTCCTATCCCAACAAAAACAAACAACAAAAACGCATGAATCATCGCTAAGTGCAGCGTGTCTTTTTTCGCCGCCCGTTCATGACCCCGCCACAACCACGCGCGACTACTTGATTCGAGTCTAGGTTGCCTCGGAAAGGACGCTTGGCCTTTTGCTCGTGTATTCCGCCGTGAGCTTTTTTGGTCTTGTTCCCCCAGTTCGCGGCTCCGACCTTACGGCACTTGGCGATGGCCCCGCTTGCGTACGCCGACGGGAAGACCTTATATCTTGCCTTAACTTTGCGATAGCATGCATCTTTCTTGCTCATTTCCTCTTCCTCTTACCAGCGCAGTGCGCTCTTTCGCTGAAGCCACGTGGACGCTTGCAATTGATCTTCGACTTCCGCGCCTTGCTCCACTTTCGTTTCTGTGGCGGCTTGGATATCTGTTGCCGCATCGATCCACGCGAGATTGCCATCGCCTTTTCTCCTGATAAAATCTTCCCACAGCGGCGTCAGCATCGCGTGGTTGGAGTCAACTTTTGCAGCTATCACAGCCGTGCGCTTATCCACCTCAATCAGTGTCGTGAGGATCCAAACCACAAGAGAAAGAGCCACCCCGCCAAGACCAACAAGCATGGTTTTAGCCAAGGTCTTTTCATCTAGCATTTCCATCTCCGACGCGCCGCGCAAATACGCTTCTTCGGCGTCTTCTTACAATTGATGTTGTGCATTTTCATTTGGCCCTTGGACCGCGCACAGTAAGACGTGCGTCTCTTGCCGCCACCAGGCTGCGGAGCTTTCAGCTTTGACCCTGTAGCTCGATTGTATTTGGACCGGCCCTTGGCAGTTAGGCCGGCGCCTTTTGAAGCGGGGAGTTTTTCCCCCCGCTTCACTGATAGACTCACCGATTTCTTTTTTCGTTTAGCCGCCATAGCAACTATCCAAAAAACGCAGTGATCGCGTCTACGTTTGTAAGAGTGACATGGCACCCGTCTTCAAAAACAATGCCATGATCTGGAATCGTGATCTGCGTATCATCAGACGTTACAAACGTCATGGTAAGCAGTGTTGTCCCAGACCCACCCCCACTTCTGAAGACAGCAGCAGGACTACCGCTACCAGCACTTCTCACGACGAAAGACTTCAAACGAGTCCTGCCGCCTATCAACGTGCCCGTGGATGTCGCTGTTTTAGCAATAATGGAGCTTGCCATCGCGGCCTCCTATTAGCTATCGGCGAATGGTGTTACAGCCTCACCTGAACCAAGAAGCATGCCCTGTACAAGGTACACGTTGTCTTCAATGGCAGTGATCTCGACATACGAACCCTTGTCGCCACCAGTTGTGGTGCCGTTCATGGAGATGACATCGTTGGATGCACCCGGAGCAAAAGTCTCCGTCAGGCCGCTGTCTTCCATAACAGAAAGCGAACCAACAAACTTGTCGGTGCCGTCGGTCTTGATGTCACAATCAGAGCAGTCGGTGCCCACATAGAATGTGTACCGCGCGCCAAGCGTGTCAGTCGAAATGGTAGGAAGAGTGATCGCGCCGTCAGCGTCATTCACCTTGATGATGCGGCCAACGTGATCGTCATAGGTAAGAGTGGTCTCTGCCGTGATGTTGACCATCGCGTTAGAGCCTTGCGCGGTGAAACCACGCTGGGACCGAACTGGACCCGAAAAGGTTGTTTTAGCCATAAGGTACTCCTGTCTTGGCTAGCGTCAGACCCACCATGGATCTGTCAGGGACAAAAGCATCATACCCTAAAAAAAAGGGGGCCGCAATCGCGGCCCCCAGTCGGGGAGGAATTTTCCCCTTCGTTACGCGCCGGGTGAACCGAATACGCAACGCGGGTCTGAGAAGCCGAACGAATAACGCTCACGAGCCTTGAACCGCATGTTGCCGGTGTCGAAGTCCGGATCCATGTTGGTTGCCAGAGGCATACGCTCGAAGTGCTTGAGGCCGTTCGGGGCGTCCGTCTTGATGAAGAACGCATCAGTGTCGGTCAGGTAGTCGTTGACTACGTAACCTTCCGGCAGCATGCCCATGCTCTTCAGAGCATTGACATCGTTGTCGGCGGTTCCAACACGAAGGTTCGACACCAGCAGACGCTCGGCAATGAACTGAAGCTGACGCGGAATAATCAGCTTCATACCGCGCAGTGCGATGACCAGACCACGCTCATCGACGAAGCCTGCGATGTTGATCAGCGCATCTTCGAGCGAAGTTTCGTTCAGGTCTGCCGCAGTGGACGGCTCGTTGGCGAAAGTGCCACCGCTGGTGAGCGGGTGCGAAGCATCACAGAGTGCTACACCGTCGCCGCCGGCAGTTGCGCCTGCGGTGAAAGCGTTGTTAAGGACGGAAGCGGCCTTAACTTGCTTGGTGTGCGCCATCGAACGAGCGAGGGCACGGGTGTAGCGGGATGCCAGACGGTCGTAGAGGTTGTCCTCAACAGCTTCCTCGGTGATCGAGAAACCCATTGCGACGGTCTCGTGGGT